TTCAGGGACTCCGGCTATCAAGCCTTCGCAATCGTCAAACCAAGGACAGTAGTCGATATTGAAAGTTTCGCAACATTGAGCACAAAAGCCATCGATATCGAGTTGCTCTGCCATATCGGTCAAAAGTGGTTCACTGCATCGAGGGCAGATCGCAATTGTCATTTAACACCCCTCCGTCGCTTTGATGAACTCTGCCGCAAGTGCACTGACAATCGCATTGCCATATCCGCGCAATCGTCCCATTCGGGCGGGAACCCCATGAGCCGACGGGAGTAAGCCGGGTTCAATGGGCCGGTATTTGTCGTCGCGTCCGTACCACCAGTCGGCATCGCCCCAGAAACCGCGAGTTGCGCCTGCCTCGGCAACTGATCGCACCTGTGTCTCTGAGAGCCATCCGGGTTCACCCCAGTTTCGCTCATGCCCTCCGAGTCTTTCCAATCCCTCGCAGCCGGAGTTGCAACGCTCGTTATTTCAGCGAAGGTTTAGCACAAACACGAAAATAAAACGCTGATTTTTCAATTCCGCATTTTTTGCAACGTTTTGTTTTTTGATCAGTCATGGTCACTTTGATAAGTATGCTTCAGCATTGATACTTCCGTCAATACCGAACTTGCTCACCTCAGCAAGCACTTTCACCGCAAGCTCTTCGGCCTCGGCCGCTCCCAGCAATTGAGCATTGGCAACATCGGTTCCGAACTTAAAATAGAAGCGCCGGAAGCTCTCCGACTGCGAGTATCCTTGTGCGTGCTCTAAGCCCGCCCACCAGGCGACGGCGTTGCGCAATGAGCGCTGGTTGGCTTGTCTCTCCATCCACTTCGCACGAGCCGCAATCTGCGCCGGTAAGGGTAGCCCTTGAGGTGCATAGAAGTCACCATCCTTGCGCTTCAGTTCGCCTCTGAGCTTGCGCAAAGTATCGTGATCCAACTCCATCAAGTCGCCATCCAGGTAAGCGAGGTCCGCACGCTGCTCGGGGGTGAGAGCGACCTCAAACCCGCAGTATGGGCAGCATCGGAAGCTGCGTTCATACGGACTGAAGCACTCAAGGCAGACGGTCAGAGGGATTTCGTCGCTCTTGATCTTCCGCTTGACGCGCCGGTCAAGCGTCCAAACTTGATGCTTATCTGGCGGACCATTGTGGCGTACTACGTTCCCCACATGGTCTATGACGATACCCTTGGGCTTCATGCTTCGGGCGACCAATCCGAGTCGCTCCGAGACGCTGAAGCTGTCCCACATGCGCAGGTATTCCGGCCCAAGTAGCAACCTCAGCACACGACCGAATTGCTGCGAGTAGAGAGCGAAGCTGTACGTTGGTCGAGCGAAGCTGACCACCTGAATCGCCGGCAGATCGAAACCCTCACCGAACAAATCCACGTTGACAAGCTGTAGAATTTCTCCGCGCTTGAATCGCCTGATTATGTCATGACGCAAACTGTCTGGGGTATTGGCGCTGACCACTTCCGCCTTGATTCCGGCAGCGCGGAAAGCGGCTGCTGTCTTCTTGGCCGACTCCACATCGACTTCAAATGTCACTCCCATCATGCCATCGGCAAAGCGCTTGTAGTGCTTTACGACATCGCCGGTGAGGGTAGCGCTCGCTCGCCGCGCCTTGCGTAGAGCGGGTGGAGTGAAGTCGCCCGTTGCATCGCTTACCCCAACGTTGGTTAGATCAAAGTCCTGAGGAATAGGAGGGCAAATAATGCGATAATCCGTGAGATAACCCAGATTGATGATTTCACGCATAGTAGGAGCGCACACCATAGCGTCAGCAAGACCATCATGATGACGACCAAGACCGCGTCCGTCAGCGCGGCGAGGAGTTGCGGTAGGGAATAATCCGCGAGCGTTGGGGAACTTGGCTTGAGCTTTACCCCATTTGTTATCTTTGAGAACATGATGGCCCTCATCCTGAATCGCTAGTCGAATTTGCCGGAACCAAGGGTCATCCGGCATCTTGACGATTGTATCAACCCCACCAACTCCAGTCTTGGCAGTTGGATCGAGGTAGCTGTAACCAACCTCCATCACTTGTAGAGCAGTGATCACTCGCATGAGGCTGGTATTGTTGCCCACCAGACGATGCCTTACTCCATTACGAGCGAGCGCAATGCTGATTTGAGAGACGAGTTCTTGACGATGAGCGACGGCTATACTCGCCCCCGGCTCATCGTATAGCAACTTCGATAGCACCACTGTCTTACCAAAACCAGTGGCCGCCACCCCCATCACATTCTGAGCACCAGCGTCCCAGGCGGCGTAGATATCGCGCTCGAATGGGATCTGAATGGACCTTAGAGGGACTGGCATTATCAGAACACCAACTCAGTACAATTTTCTTGCTCACCAAAAGCCTGAAATACTTGCATTGTCTCATTGTCTATGAAAGTTTTCAGATTACTGAGATTGTTGACGGCCATATCAAAATAGGATGGTTTAAGTTCGCACATGAGTCCCTTGCGGCGCATGTTGATGGCTGAATAAACTGTCGATCCGATACCTCCGAAAGGATCGAATACCACATCCCCTGGGTTACTCCAGAGTTCGATGCCCCGATCAATGATGTCGCGGCTCATTGGGCATATGTGGCGTTCATCCTCATCCTCACGACCACCGCGGTAATTGAGGGTGCGAGTCGGCCGGCAGTCCATCCACACGGGCGACGCATATCGCCTCCATCGATTATGCGCGAGGTTGCCTTCAGTTGGCTCATCTTCGCCGATGAAATGTGTTAATCCATGCTCATGCGGAATCGGTTGCGCATTGACTCCCGGCTTGCGAAAAGTTACGAGGTATTGAGGTCCGCCAGCCCGCACCATTGCGCTGTCTTTGCATAGTTGCTTGTGCATCAACCCGAGCGCTTTCGTCCGTACGGCTTCGATAAGTGGATCTTTCCAAACAACGTGCTCAGAGTGGTAGATGAATCCGGCTGCTTCAAACATCCGGATGATCGCGCCTCGAAAATCCTTCAGACCAATGTGACCGTCGCGCCCTTTGGTTGTGCTCATGTTCATGCAATCGACCGAGACATTACGACCCGGCATCATTACGCGCATCAGACCATCGACGCAAAACCGAAAGTGCTCGAAGAAGTGATCATCGTCGCGGCAATTTCCCATGTCTCGATCCGAGTTGCTGTAGACGTAAAGAGTGCTGTATGGTGGGCTGAAAATCGAGTATCCGACTGAGTTCGCGGGAATCATGGTATTCATGAATTCGACGCAATCGACGTTGTAAAGGGCAATATTTTCAGCGACGTGCTGATTGAGGATCATATCCACTCCGGTAAGGTAATTGAGGTTGATGGTACGTAATCTGTGCGCTCGGCTGACGTGCCGAGAACCTCGCGTTGAGTAAATTCGCGCATGTGACCTATCATCCGGTCAGTCATCTCGTCGGCCTGCGCCTGTTTGCGTTCCAGGTTGACTTTGATAGTACCTTCCGGAGTCGTATATACCATCCAGACGAGCACTTCCTGAGTTTGCCCGAAGCGATAACAGCGGCGAACGGCCTGATAGTATTTCTCGAAACTATCGTCTGGAAAGTAACCAACATTGCGGCAATGTTGCCAGTTCAGGCCGAATCCGCATATCTTCGCTTTGCTGATAATCACACGGGATTGACCCAGAGTGAACGAGTGAATCCGACGCTCTTTTTCGGACATCGAAAGCGACCCATGCACTTCGACAGCGTCGGGAATTAAGCTGGCTAGAAGACTGGATTCGTCATTCAAATTGCACCAGATGACCCAAGGCTCTCGGATGCTGTTCGCGAGGGACGCCATATACTCGCAACGCTCTTTAATCGAGTCCCGGCGAGCTTGCAATCGCTCTCGCATGGTGTTCGCCATAGGCTTGTCCCACGACATTTCGCATTCCATCAATCGCAGAGGCGGCAACGTATATCCGTCATCATCGAAGCCAAGGTCGGAAGGCTTGCGGATGACCGCCGCCCAGGTCGAGAGCCACTCCCAGAACTTGGTTTTACCATGACCCTTCAAGCGCCATTTGCTTGTATCTTTGCCGTCGTGAGTAAAGAACATCGAAAGCATCTCGGAGTATTTCATCACCCCGAGGAACTCCGACTGGCTACCAAGCTCCATGAAGTCGTTTGGCGAAGGAGTGGCAGTGCAACTCAGGCGGTATGGGGTATTGCGGAACTTCTCGATAATCATAGATCGGGTTTTACCATCTTCAGCTTTGAGGATGCTTGATTCGTCCAATACCACACCTGTAAACAGACGGGCATCGAAGTGCTCCAGCATCTCGTAATTGCAGATGACAATTTGAGTGTCATCGATCTCATGCTGGTGACGGCAATATTTGACGGCGATACCGAACTTCGCACCCTCATCCACTGTTTGCTGCGCGATACATAATGGTGCGACGATCAGTACGAATCCTGGTACCGCATCGGCCCAAGCTAGTTGCATGAGGGTTTTGCCAAGGCCGGTATCTGCGAAGATGGCGGACCGTCCCTTTTTAAGAGCCCATTTGACGATGGGTAATTGAAAATCAAACAGATTGGGGTTTAAGTTATCAGCATCGAATCCCGAGCAAACGTCCGATACCTGCTTCTGGTGGAGGAATTCTGAATAATTCACCGGAAAAGCCTCCAAATCTCGCAAACGACCCAAAAAGCAGCGATCTCAATCCCTATCGCATATATGCATCCCTTTTTCATGAAAATCTCCTATTGACACTTCCATCAATACACGATACGGTGGGTATGCGTCAATCAAAATTTATGAGGTGAGCATGAGCAACACAATCACAATCGATCTGGATTCGCTCTCAGAAGATCAAGCGCAAAAACTGGCAGGATTCATCTTGACCTACGCCGGTTCGGATGAGCCGCAGAGTCTTCACAACTTGGAATTTGAGGATGCCGTGGAACGTGCTGCGGAAGCCGCCCATTCCGTCGCCGAACCTTCGCCATCACAAGTCTTCGGTAAACCTCACCCCGATCATCCGGCGATCAATACCCAAGCTCCGTCTGTATATCAGCAAATTGCAGCGCTTGATGCGGCCCCATCCACGATCAGCACCGCCGGTCCCACATTGGTGATTCCAAACCCTCCGAGTGGGGCTGCTGCCCAGGTTGCGACCCCGCCGACGACATCTTTCACCCCCACTGCGGTCTCGGGTATGGTAGTTGACAAGACTGGCCTACCCTGGGATTCTCGCATCCATTCCGCTGCCAAGAGCTTTAATGCCGACGGAACCTGGCGCGCCCGCCGCGGGCTGGTGGATGGATACTCCAATCAAATCGAGTGCGAACTCAGGCAGGTGATGGCAATCCCGTCCCCTTCGACCCCTGCGATGGCTGCGACTGCTCCAGTTGCCCAAGCTGCGGTCGCTACGTCCGCTAACATTCCCGCACCGCCTCCCGCGATCCAACCCTACCTCGACCTTATGAACAAGGTGAGCAGCGCACTTGCCGGTGCTCGCATCACTCAAGTGCAATTGCAGAAGGTCTGTGATGCCGTTGGGCTGCCGAACTTCGTCTCCCTCGGCACGCGGCTGGATCTTGTTCCGACAGTCGCTCCGATGATCGACGGTATTCTGGCCGGCGCTGCCGTCTAGCGCCATGACCGAAGATCAGATGGAAGCCATCGTCATTGAGGAAATCCGGAAGGCTACAAGCGTTCGCAGCTTCCGGTTCCTCAGTGTCAACCAGCAACGTAACATTATCCGTAAGGCTATTGAGAGGGGGTTGGCGTCATGTCCCACACATTCCTAGCACCATCCTCGGCGGCAACATGGAGCGTATGCTCACTCTCACCTACAATGAGGGCTCGCTTTCCGCAAGAGCATGGATCGTCTGAAGCGGACGAGGGTACGGCGGCGCATTGGGTGGCCTGGGAACTTGTCATGGACCGCGAGGTAGCTTTACACGCTCAAGCTCCCAACGGCCTGCTGGTGACCGAAGAAATGCTTGAGGGGGCTGATCTAATCGTCGATTACCTGAGGATGAACGGTATATCCCCAGACTCGTGTGCCATTGAGCAGATCATCCCCATTGCTTCAATTCGCGCCGATATGCGCGGTACGCCGGACCTCTGGAGTTTCGATCCCGTCACATGTCATCTGGTGATAGTCGATTACAAATTCGGCCACAGGTTTGTCGATGAATTCTGGAATAAGCAAGGTCTCTGCTATCTTTCAGGGATCGTCGATAAACTTCAGTCGCGCTATCACATCAGTTGGCTTGAAGCTCACATGACAGTGGCATTCACCGTCATCCAACCTCGGTGTTTCTATCGCGGATCGTCAGTCCGCACCCATGAATTCAAACTCTCGGATTGCCGCGGCCAATTCAACAATCTGGCCAATATGGCAGAAGCCGCGACCATCCACACTCCCACCGCGACGGTCAATGAGCATTGCGGGGATTGCCCTGGCCGTCATGCCTGCGATGCTCTTCAGCTCTCCGCATACACCGCCGCCGAATACAGCTCCCGCCGTGGGGTTGTGGAACTCACGCCGTCAGCGGCCGCGCTCGAACTCAAGATACTGAGCGCGGCTCTTGATCGTCTTACGGCTCGTGTCGAGGGGCTGAAGGAAATCACCATCGCCAATCTCACCGCCGGCAAGCATGTGCCGTACTATCGCGCCGAACCGGGGATGGGTCGCTCAACATGGAATATCCCAGCGCCCCAGGTCATCGCCATCGGTTCGCTAAGTGGCGTCAACTTACAGAAGCCTCCTGAGGTCGTTACCCCAACGCAAGCGAAGAAACTCGGAGTGAATGAGCAGGTCGTCGCTCAATTTAGCTTCACTCCGAAAACCGCAACCAGGCTCATCCCTGAAACCCAGACTGACGCCGCTCGCGTCTTTGGAAGGAACTAATAGCAATGGCAGATCGCGTAAGCATCACATCACCCGTAGGCCGTATGGTTGCGGGAAGTCTATACAAAGAAGTCACTACAGACTTCGACGGCAACCCCTTGAAATACAAAACCGGCCCCAAGGTTGGGCAGTCGCGAGTTGAGTTCTATTTTGGCCTCGCTATTCCCAAAACGAGAGCAAACTGGTGGGAAGAATCATGGGGCCAGCAGATCCTCAATGTCGGATCGGTGGCATTCCCCGGAAGCTATCAGCGCAAAGACTTCGCGTGGAAAATCACGGACGGCGACAGCACTGAGGTCAACAAGCGCAACAAGCGTCCTTGCGACAACGAAGGATACAAATCCCATTGGGTGCTCTCGCTGCGAGGTGGATATGCACCGAAGATTTACCGATTCGAGAACGGAACCGCGATACAGGAGTTGACGCCGGATTACGTCAAGCCCGGTTATTACATCGAAGTCCTGTTCAATGTCGAGGGAAACGGCAATCAG